GTAAATCCATCATGGGATCTATCGTTGAGAACTGGCTGCGCAACGGAGAGAATAGGCCAACGCTTGTCTTCGGAGTGAACAGGGCACACGCGGCAAGTATCGCTGAGGACTTCCAGCGCGCCGGGGTAGCCACTGCATATATTGATGCATTCACAGATGTTGTGGAACGACAGCAGATTGAGCGCAAGTTTAGGTCCGGTGAAATCAAGGTTGCCTGCTCTGTTCGGACGCTTACAACTGGCGTTGACTGGCCTGTGTCTTGTATCGTGGACGCCGCCCCAACTCAAAGTGAGATTTTACACTTGCAAAAAATCGGGCGAGGATTGAGGGTTAATCCTGGCACAGAAGACCTGAAAGTCTTTGACCATGCAGGGAATAGTTTGCGACTAGGCTTGGTTACGGATATTCACCACGAAGAGCTGGACAAGACCCCGCCGAAGCAACGTCAGAAGGCTGAGAAGAAAGAGAAGCTGCCGAAAGCGTGTGGAAATTGTGGCACTCTTATTACTGGCTTGGTCTGCCCGTTCTGCGGACATGAGCGCAAACCTATTCCGGGGGTGGAGACAGAAGACGGTGAACTGATTGAAATCACCGAGGGCGAGCGCAAGGTTCCGACCAAACAGGAGAAGCAGGACTTCTACAGCATGGCTCTTTGGCTGGCTATGAAGAGGGGCTATAAGCACGGATGGGCTGCTAACCTGTATCGCAAGAAGTTCGGAGTGTGGCCACGTAGCCTAGAAGAAGTAATGAAGCCCGGAGACCAAAGTTTCTTGAACTATGAGAAATCATGCCGGATCGCTTGGGCCAAGAAAAACAGCAAACGGAGAGGAAGCTAAATGCTGAGTGATAGAACTGCCAACGTTGCACGGGGCAAGTGGCGTGGAATCCTAATGTCCCTTGGGTTGCCAGAAGAGTTCCTGAAAAATAAACACGGGCCATGCCCCCTGTGTAATTCTGATAAGAACTTTCGATTTGATGACAAGGAAGGCAGAGGGACTTGGATCTGCACATGCGGATCAGGTGACGGGATTAACCTAGCCATGGAGTTCACAGGCAAGCCGTTTTATGAAATCGCAAATGAGATTGACAACATGGTGGGCAATGTGAAGTACGACGCGCCGAATGAACAATCCGGCATGACAGCAGAGCAAAAGCGCAATGCCCTTCGCGCCACGTACAAGGCAACCCAGCCTTTGCAGTCCGGTGATTTGGTTGACCGTTATTTGACTGCGCGCGGGGTGGGTGAAGTGACCTATCCAGACTCACTGCGGTTTGCGCCATCCATTCGAGACGGTGACGGGGGCATTAGGCCCGCGATGGTGGCAATGATTGTGGATCGAACAGGAAAGCCAGTATCTATGCACCGGACATTCTTGCGACCCGATGGCAGAGCAAAAGCTGAGATGGAATGCCCGCGCAAGATCATGCCGGGGGAATTGCCAGAAGGATCATGCGTTAGACTTTCTGAGTACGTTCCTGGTGGCGCTCTTGGGATTGCCGAAGGGATTGAGACTGCAATGAGCGCATCAGCCATGTACGGCCTGCCTGTGTGGTCTGCTATCAATACGGCGCTACTCAAGAAATGGTTGCCGCCAGAGGGATGCAAGCAGATCGCAATCTTTGCAGACAATGACCCAAAGTACGGCGGGCAAGCAGCAGCGTTTCTCTTGGCGCACCGGCTGGCAGTCAGGGATTACGAGGTAAGCGTACACATTCCAGACACTGTGGGTATTGATTGGAATGACATACACTTGTCTCAAGCGAGACTATCGGTGGTGAATAATGGTTGACAACACTATTGGCACGGTTCAAGGTTCAGAGAGATACGAAGGAGAGATCATGGACTATTTCGAGGGGCAACGGCTAGGCGGGGCAGAAATCCGCAGCCGTGAACTGCCAGACCTGTTTGACCGGCTGAACGAGGACGGACACGCGACACAGATCCTTGAGCTGATTGCAAAGTCGCAGGAAAACCTGAGCCACATGAGCAGCGCTTTGGATATGATGATCCGGCTAGAGAAGTCAGTGCCGATGCCGTGTAGTCGCAATCAGGGCGGAAGTATTTTGAGCGGGCTAATTGATATTGGCTTGGTGCAATTACAGGTTATAAAGGCTGAAGATGCAGCCGCAAACATCCTGCTCACCGATGAGGGTTGGGCAAAGATTGGTCGCAAAAAGCCGATTTGGCTATAGGAGGAAGTTATGGAAATTAAAGTTGGGAAATGCTACCGGACACGCAGTGGGGAAAAAGTCGGACCTATGGTAGATGATGGCATCTGCTATGACGGGTACCCATTTACTTGCAATGTAATAAAGGGATACTGGTCTAAATATGGCAAGCGCCAAAATCTTAATCATCCTGAAACTGACCTCATCTCCGAGTGGATCGAAGACGACGAGCTGAACGCAATCTGCGATGAGCGTCAAGACGGTCCTTTTGTGCGTGAACCTAAAACCGGAACGCTTGCCGACCTTGTCGTGAAGATGAGGGGTGTGGCGGGACCTATTAAAGCGTTTGTTTTTCCCTACTCCAGTTACACAGAAAAATACGGGAAAACTAAATCTGTTGTGGGTGAACTTGGCGGGACTAAGACGTGGGGAGAAATGACCGAAGAGGAAAAGGGAGAGCTGTTGTTTGCTCACCATGAGGGTAAAGTTATTGAATGGGAGTACCCGCCTGCTCCGTCAGGATGGGGTGAGCTTTCACCTGAAAACCTGTGGAAGGACGAGTTCGCCTACCGCATCAAGCCTAATCCTGTGCGCGAAACGGTAACGCTGAAGCGTGACAGGACCACTGGCGCTATGTGGTCAGAGAATGGCACCGATGACGTGGTGATTAGCTACACTCGGACAGACGGCAAGCCAGCAACCGGGACATTCACCAACGAAAACGGTGACGTGATTGTCATGGAGGAAGTGTGATGACATTTCGAGAGAAACTAGTGGACGTGATTAGCGGCGGGGAATTGTCACGAGCTTTCCGTCTGTCCGAAGAGTGGCAAAAGTTGTACCTGCAGACAAAAGCTGACTACGTGGCAAGTGCACGCGAGTCGTCTAAGGGCTGGGAAGTGGCTGCAGCGGCGCATAATAAACTGCGCGAGATCGTTGCAATGGAAACACCAAACATGGCGCACATCGGGAAACGGATGGTGGCTGTTGCTAAAGAGGGGCTGGGTGAATGAAGGTCTTTAAATATGGCAGCATATGAGAAAGCAGGAGAAAGCGACGAATGGTACACCCCGGCATATATCTTTCATGCGCTAGGTGTGCGTTTTGATCTGGATGTTGCCAGTCCACCCGAAGGGCCACGGTACGTCCCGGCCAACTCCTTTTATTCGGAGAAATCGTTGGAACGGGAATGGACCGGCTTTGTCTGGATGAACCCTCCATTTGGACACCAGTCCACCAAGCGGCTTTGGCTGAGCAAGTTTTTTGATCACGGCAACGGCATTGCCTTGCTCCCTGATCGAACATCAGCGCCGTGGTGGCAGGAGTTTGCACCGATGGCAGATGCAGTCTTGTTTATGTCTCCAAAGATAAAGTTTGAACGACCAGACGGATCTGTTGGTCAATCACCTGGAACGGGAACAACACTACTAGCAGCGGGATACAAAGCGAAATTGGCGCTAATGAAAGCTAAAAGTCTAGGCGCAGTTTTTACATCACTGGAGAAATAATCAATGGTTACGACAGAAGACAGAATTAAATACCACATGAAACCCAACGCCAAGCCGCTCATCCTGAAGCTGCCAGACTGGCTGCAATGGCCTAGCGTTAAGTCCGGCCTCCTAGCCAGTACGGCTGCAAGCGTTTGGGGAAGTGCGCGGATCAAATAGGTGTTGCACTCGACCTGACAAACACCTATTGTAACTTCATAGCTATCGCCTGCGTCTCTCCTCCTCTCCTCTCCGCAGGCTTGATGATGCCAGTACCCGGACCCTGGCGGCTAATGGTCCGGGCTTTCTCTTAACATCCACAACAATATCTGGTATGGTCCAAGCAACCTATTTCTTTGTTTGCAGGCCCTACATGGATATTGATGAACTCCTGAAAATCCTCGACGCAATGCCGCCCGAAGCCAGAAAAGAGCTTGAGGAGACGGTAGACGCAGCTATCGGAACAGCGCCGTTTATCCCAAACCCCGGAGCGCAGACAGATGCGTTGCTGAGTGAGGCGGATATTCTCCTCTTTGGCGGGGGTAGTGGTGGCGGCAAGGCCTTGATTTTAAACACAAAAATCAACACAGCGAATCGAGGCCCGCAAACCATGGAGACTTTGAAGGTCGGTGACGTGGTGTTTGGCTCGGATGGGCTTCCAACAAATGTCGTTGCTAAATCTGAGGTGTTCACCCCAGACGTTGCATATCGTGTTACATTCAACACGGGTGAAAGCTTCATTTGTGATGCTCGCCACGAGTGGATCACAATGACCAGCGCAGAGCGCAAAAGCGCATCTAGAAAAACTCCTGAGTTTAGGGAAGCTAGAAAGGCTAGCCGCCCGAGCCGTGCGAAGTCCAACCCATCAAAGGGGAAGTTGCAAAGCGACACTACAAAGAAAAATAACTCACTGAGGAAATATAACTACAGTGAGCCTCCAAGGCCATCGGCGCGAACCACGCAAGAGATTTTTGAAACCCTTACGTCTAAAAGGGGTGAGAAAAATCATAGCGTTCAAGTGATGAAGCCTATTCAGCTTCCAAGCGCTGACTTGCCAATTGATCCATATGTGTTTGGCATCTGGCTCGGAGATGGTGATAAATACCACTCTAGAATCGCCATGCTGGATGACGACTTGCAAGTGCTTAAGCCATACCTAGACGTCTATGACTTTTCATACAAGGAGATGAAACGTCCAGGAAGGAAAATGCTGGCCGCGCATTCTAAAGACTTAGGGAAAGATCTGTTCCGTTTGCTGGAGACAGATTGGAGTAAGTCAGAAAACGAGTTCGTCATAAAGAGAATCCCGGAAGTATATTTCAGCTCTTCGCATGAGCAGAGGCTCAACTTGCTTCGCGGGCTTATGGATACAGACGGAACCGCCTGCCGTGGCAGAGGTGATTGTGAGGTGTCCTTTTCAGACAAGGATCTTATTGAGGATGTCCACAGACTTCTTGGAACGCTTGGAATTAAAAGCACGATCAAAGTGAAAGAGCTGAGCAAAAAGAACAGCAGACACAATGATCACTACAGACTGAAATTCAACACTGACAAGAGGGTTTTTAACCTGCCGAGGAAGGCGAAGTTGCAGAACCTGACGCCGAAACCTGAGTACGTTTTGCGCCGGTACATCGCAGACGTGCAGCCGGTTGAGCCTGTCCCTATGCAGTGTATCCAAGTTGATAACGCTGATCACAGTTATTGCTTGGGCGATAGCTTCATCGTCACTCACAATAGTGCGCTTGAGGTCGGGTGTCCGTCCCTGTATCATCACACTGGCATCATCTTCCGCCGTGAAGCCACGCAGCTTGATGGTCTGATTGCGTTCTCTCATGAGGTCTTTGAAAAAATTCCCGATGCAAGTTACAACAAAGTCGAGAAGCTTTGGACATGGGGGGATGGGAAAAGCCTAAAGTTTGCGGGCCTTCAGCAAGCCGACGACTGGCGAAAACACGCCGGTAACGCGCGGGACTATATGGCGTTTGATGAGGCTGGCGAGTTCCTAAAAGAGCAGGTGTTCTCCCTGTTTGCTTGGCTTCGTACTACTCGACCAGACCAACGATGCCGAATTATCCTAGGCACCAACCCGCCGCGAGGTGGTGACGGGCAATGGCTGTTAGAAGAGTTTGACCCGTGGATCAAGGCGGAGCGGACGCAGCGCGCACAACCGGGTGAACTGCGGTGGTCTATTATCGTAAGGGGCAAGACGGTTTGGGTTGATGGCCCCGGTGAGCATATCGTAGACGGTGAGCCGTATATTGCCATGAGCCGAACATTCATCCCGTCTCTTGTTGCTGACAATCCGTACCTAGCCAATGACAAGGGCTACAAGGCGCGCGTCATGGCGTTGCCTGAGCCTCTGCGTTCCCAGCTGCTGTATGGCGACTTTACCGCAGACCAAGAAGACGATGAGAAACAAGTCATCCCCTCCGAGTGGGTACGCTTGGCACAGGCCCGGTGGATCGACACTCCGCCTGACGATATTCCGATGACTGCCGTTGCCTCTGACATCGCACAGGGCGGTGCAGATAGGACTGTTGTACAAGCACGGCACGGGGCATGGTTCGGACATTTCCACACTGTTCCAGGATCGCAAACCCCAGACGGAATGACAGCCGCTTCTGAGATCATGAAGCAGGTCAAAGGACAGTGCCGGGTGGTTGTCGATGCTGGTGGCGGTTACGGTGGTGATGCCCTTACCAAGCTGGCAGAGGCTGGGATTGAATGCTACGGCTTTGTATCATCCACCAAGTCAACGCGACCCTCTCGCAACGGGCTGTACAAATTCCGCAACTTCAAAGCTGAGGCACTGTGGGCGCTGCGTGACGCGCTTGATCCGAACAATGGCGATGATATTGCCCTCCCCCCAGATCCTGAATTGCTGGTTGAACTGTGTGCTTTCCGTGTCAAAGAATGGAAGTCTGGCGCATCGTCTGTGGCGCAGCAGGTGGTTGAGCTAGAGCCGAAGGATAAAGTCAAGGAACGCCTTGGCCGGTCCCCTGACAAAGCAGACACCACAATCATGCTGCACTACTCACACGCGGTAGGACTGAGGAAGCCACGGGTTGCACAAATGCGGGAGCAGATGGCGGCACATCAGCCCCAACGCATCCTTGGTGGCACGTCCAATCTACGCAAGGGCAACAACCGATTGGACAGACTGCGCGGGAAAGGTCGCAAATAAGTGTTGACGCCACCACTTGAGGATGTATGTTGGATGCAGGAAAAGGAGAGATGAGATGAGCAAGCGCGTGATGCCTAAAACAATGGATCTAGGTCATAGATTTGATGCATGTATTGGCGAGGCAATGATGCATTATGAGGATCAAGAAGAGGAAAATACTCAGGGACTGCGAAGCGTCATGGGGTATTTTCTTCCGGACTGGCAGCGCGGGCTTGTATGGACAAAAGATCAAAACGTCAGACTGATTGAAAGCCTCTGGCTTGGATTGCCAGTAGGCACCTACACCTTCAATCGCCTATACGGCAGCAAGTACAACAACCTTCTTATTGACGGTCAGCAGCGAATGAACGCCGTGCAAATGTACCTTGAGGATAAGTTTGAGGTGTTTGGCTATAAGTGGTCAGAAACCACTACGGTAGATAAACGTTTCTTTCGGAGTGGCGCTAGGTTTGGTTGCTACATCACGAAAACTGACAACGAGCAGTACTTGCGCGACTATTACAATCTGATGAACTTCGGCGGCACTGCACACAGAGAAAGCGAGCGAGCATGACACCTCTTACCTGTTTGGCCTTGGCGGCTTTCTTCGAGTCACGCGAACACTACCAAACCCCTGACGCAATGGCGGCTGTTGTCGCTGTTGTTCAGAACCGGGTTGAGGATGAGCGCTATGCGGATACAGCCTGCGGGGTTGTGTTTGCGGATAATCAGTTCCCTTGGGCCTCTATCGTTGACAAGACTGCGCCCAAGCCAAAGACTAATGGCGCACCTGACGAATGGGCATGGGACGCAGCGGTTGCCGTGGCAGAGGACGCGCTGTCAGGCAATGGGCTGGAGATCACGTCAACGCACTTTCGGACTGAGGGAAAGCCTCAATTCTGGGAAAGTGAGTATGAGTTTGACGGATGTATCGGCGGCAACTGCTTCTTCACTAATGACACGCCGTGGAGGTAACAAAATGAACCTACGTGACAAAATAGAACAAACCATTAGAGAATACCGCAATCATCACCCATCCGAGGCCGCCGACGCTATCCTCTCAGTTATCGCTGAAAGCATGGATCTAGAATGGTGCACCGACAAATACGGTACGTTCGCAAAAGATCCCACATCTGCAGCCAATGCAGAATACCGTATGTATGAAAATGCCTACGGCAAATGGATGCTTGGCGGTGTATTGGTTGGCATGGAGCAAGTATCTGAACACGAAACAAAGGAAGCCGCCAAAGCCGCCGCTCAAAAAGACTACGCCCGTCGCGTCCTATCTGCTCTTGGTCTTAACGAAAGCCATACCGACTAAGCCTGACTGCCTCTAATGTACTTACAGCCCCTTTCCACTGGATTGGGGCCTTTTTTTATGGTAATACTTAACATGACAAGTAAATTCGGGAAATCTTATGTCTGGTCTTTTCAAAACTCCACCACCTCCCAAGCCCGCGCCGCTGCCGGATGAGGCAGAGCTTGAGAAGGTTCGCCGTCGCGCGCAACAGCGGGCAGTATCCCAGAGCGGAACCCGCCAAACAACTCTTGTAGATCGCCCGTCTCAGGGTGCCGCAGAGTTTAGCCGAACCACTCTCGGCTGATTAACACACGGGGCTGCTAATGGCTGACAATAACGAGAACCATACACGCGGCTATCCGTGCAAGGTCGGGAGTGAATTGATCGCTCTCGGCGACAAGCTGTTTTCCGACAAGCAAAACTTCGACCAGTTGAATCAAGAACTGGCATACTGGTTTGCTCCAGAGAAGGCAGACTTCACCAACGAAATCACACTTGGCGAGGAATTTGCAGACCACCTGTCAGACGCTGATACTGTCAGGGTCGCACGAGACCTAGCCAACCTGTTTAACACTATGTTGCGCCCTGCTGACCAGGATTGGTTTGCTGTCACCGTTCCCGACGAAGAGGTGAAGAACGACACTGAGGCACGGCGTAAACTTGACGCGATGACCCGCATTACCCGCGCGGCTATCTATGCGGCAGACGCTAAATACACGCGGGCCAACTCAGAGGCTGATATTGACTTTGCGGTATTCGGCTGCTCTGTCAAATCCGTAACGAATAACAAAGACAACAACGGCATTTTCTTCAAGACGTGGCACCTGAAAGACTGCGCTTGGATGGAGAATGACTGGGGTATTGTTGACCACCTGCACCGCAAGATGAAGATGACAGCGGGTGGTATTGAGAAGAAATTCGGAGAGAGAAACCTGCCAAGTGCGGTTAAGGGCGCGCTGAAGCGGGGAGACCGTAACGACAAGTTTGATGTTCGCCACGTGGCCTTGCCTGTTGACCAGTATGAGCCGGTTATGCGCAAGAGCTTCCCGAAAGGCACAGAGTTCGCATCGGTCTATCTGTTTGAAGATGGCACGGTTCTGAAAGAAGAGCCTGAGACCGTATTCCCCTATATCGTTTCCCGCTGGCGCACTGTTCAGGGGTGGTCCTATGGCTACTCCCCTGCTGCTATGACTGCCCTGCCTGACGCGCGTCTCATTCAGCGTATGGCTGTCTCGATTATTGAGGCAACGGAAAAGGCAACTGAGCCGCCGCTGATTGCAACGTCTGAGGCTATCCAAGGCCCGATTGATGTCACTGCTGGCGGGGTCACTTACGTTGACGCGCAGTACGATGAGCGACTTGGCGCGCCTCTTGTGCCTCTGGATCTGGGCAAGAACCCCGGCGTCGGGCAAGCGCTCATGGATCGCAAGGTGGCAGATCTGACATCCAGCTTCTATCTGGACAAGATCAACCTTCCTGACACCCGCAACAGGACAGCGACAGAGGTTCGGATTCTTCAGCAGGAGTTCATCCGTAGCACCCTGCCAATCTTTGAGCCTCTGGAAAACGAGGTCATCGCGCCTGAGCTGGATCTTGTCGTCAATCGCCTGATCAAACTTGGCGCATACGGCACCGCTGAGAGCTTCCCTGAAATCTTGCAGGATATGGATACCAGCTTTGAGTTCCAGAACCCTCTGAGGGATGCACGGGAACAGCAGGTTGTTGGCAAGTTTGAGGAGTCTATGGCGATTATCGGGGCGATGGCACAGCTTGACCCTGGCGTGGTTGCTAATGTGAACGTTGACCGGATGTTCCGTGACACCTTCAAGGTTACAGCTAACCCCGAATGGCTGTTCACCAAAGAGGAAGCGGACAAGATCAAGCAGGACGAAGCGCAACTGCAACAACAGCAGCAGGCCCTTCAGCAGCTCCAGCAAGGCGCGCAAGTCGCAAGTGAAGCTGTTGGCGTGGCTCAGCAGCTCCAGCAAGTCACCGGGGGCGGTGGAATCCAGTAACCCAATTTTGTTTTAGGGGTGAATATGACGAAACAGAAACCAACTCTCAGACGACCTTCAGAGCCGGTATCGGTTGTTGATGACCCTGTGCGTGTTCGCGTTGTGGGGCAACTCAGCATTTCCGATGTTCGGGCAATCGCCAATTGTCGGAAGGGCATCGCAAACCCAGAGCAGCAGAAGCAAGCTATTGACGCAATCGTTTATAGCATCGCCCGACTGCCTGACAATGGCTTTTATTTGGATGGCGAGGATGGACGTAGGGAATCCGACTTCTGCCAAGGAATGCGGCATGTTGGTTCGCAGATCCTACACCACAGCGACTTTGCGGACGTGACAATTCAGCGGATCACAACTGAACGATCCAGCGTTGCGCCCAAGCCCGAAATTAAAGGGCCACGCCGTAAACCCGCCAACAAACTCCCATCATCAAAATCCTAAGTTTCTTTAGTTTGAGGTAAGACACATGACAGAAGCAACACAAGCAGTAGCGGACGCACCGCAGGCAGAAGCACAGGTTTCGACAGAAGCACCTGTATCCACTGAAACCGCCCCAGCACCAGAGGCGGCACCTGAGCGCGCATCCCTGCTGAACCAACCACAGAAAGCACCAGAGCCTGAGCCGGAAGCTGAGGCAGTAGAATCCGAAGCGGCTGAAGCTGATAAGGTTGTTGACACAGGCGACGATACCGGCACACTTGAAGATACGACTGAAGCTGAACCTGAAAAGGAGCCGGAAGCTGAAACGGAAGAACAAGTATCCGAGGAAGAAGCCGAATCAAAGGCGGAAGAAGCTGAACCTGAAGAGGCAGCAGCGCCGTCCCTAGAGTGGACCGACATTCGTGACTTCATGGCTGGTGATAACGAGATGCTGCAGAAGCTTCTCGGACGCTACCGTTCCGCACAAGCCCTAGCCAATGCATTTGCAAAGCAACGCCAAGAGATTAGCCGCCTGCAAAAAGAAAACCAGATGGCACCTGAACTGCCAGACAATCCCACGGATGAAGAGCTGGCTGAATATCGCAAGCGCTTGAACATTCCAGAGGACGTATCTGATTATAAGGTAGAGTTTGGCGAAAGCTTTGAATCCTCCGATGCAGACGCGCCGGTTCTGGATACCTACCGCGAGTTCATGCATGAAAACCATGTGCCGCCTCAGTATGCGCAGAAAACTATTGAGTGGTACGAGTCCTTTGCCGAAAGCCAGCGGCAGGCGATGAACCAGACTGCCGACGAAACCCAGGCTGAAACAGTCGCATCCCTGACCAATGAGTGGGGCAAGGAATACGATGGCAACCTGAATGCTATCCGGGCGCTGCTGGATAACACGATTGGCGGTGATGGCGCGAAGGAACTGCGGTCTGCGCGTATGGCTGACGGGTCTTATCTGATGGACAACGCTAACCTGTTGCGCCTTCTGGCTGGGCCTGCTGTTGACCAACTGGGCGGCGTGGCAATGTATGCTGGCGATACCGCCGCTGGTATGCGAGGTCTTGAGGATCGCAAGAAAGAGTTGATGGGTCTCATCCTGACAGACAAGGAAGAATACAAGTCTGACCGGGTGCAAATGGAGATCCGAGAAATCAACGAAAAGCTGGCGAAACTCGGCAAGCTCTAAGCCACTTTACATAGCTGAACATTGAAGAAGACCCCGGCCAAGTGTCGGGGTTTTTCTTTGTGAAATCTTAACACCCCATAGGGTTGCGTCGTAATACTTAACATGTTATCTTATTTGCATAACGCGGCTACCCCGTCTTTTCGGCCCCGCGCATTCGCTTTGTCTTGCCCCGCATCTGCGGCCACCCAAGAGAAACTGCGACCAACCCCACATCGTTATATCAAACACTATGGAGGATAACCTATGTCCGGTTATCAGATCGTAGAACAGCAGTACCGAGACGAATGGGTTCTGCAGTTCCAGCGCGGCGAGACCTACCTGAAAGACGCCGTAACCCGCGAACTCGTCTTTAAAGGCGACACCGCTGTCTTCCCGATTCAAGGCTCTGCACCTCGCATGGTCCGTCGTGGCGTTAACGGCCTTATCCCGTCCCGCCAGCGTACCGACTCGCAGGTCAACGTGCCTCTGGAAGAATTCCACTCTCTGGAAACCCAGTCCAGCTTCAACATCTTCACCTCGCAGTCCGATCTGCGTATGGCGATGCAACAGGCTGGCGCACTGACCGCCGCGCGTGAGATTGACCAGATCATCATTGATGACGCTCTCTCGACCGCAACCAACCAGTTCAACAACGGTAACGCAATCACCCTGACCTTCGGTAACGTGGTTGACATTATCTCTGAGCTGAACGAGCAGGACGTCTACTCTTCGGACGACATTACCATCCTGTGGACACCGAAAGCTTGGGCGCGCATCAAGACCTTTGATGAGTTCACTAGCGCGGACTACGTGGATGAAAAGCCTCTGGCTGGTGGTGTTGCTGGTAAAGAACGCCCCGTTCGCTGGGCTGGCGCAACTCACATGCCGCACACTGGCCTGCCTAACATCGGCGGCAACAACGCTCAGTGTTATGCGTTTGCTCGCGGTGCAGTTGGTCACGCGGTCAACAACGACATGATCCACGTCAACGTTGGTTATGATGGTGAGCAGGACTACTCCTATGCCCGCCACACGATCTTCCAGGGTGCACGTCTGCTTCAGCAGCCCGGCGTCCTGCAGATCATCCACGATGACACTCAGGCCATCGCGTAAGGAAAGGGTAAGTTATGGTTTATATTCCAAACGGTCTTTCGGTAATCGAGAGCGGCTTTAGCGGCCAAAACTGGCAGCACTGGCTGCTTGACGGTGAAGATGCTCCGGCAACCGCTCGCGTTGCTGGTTACATCACCGATGCAGATGAAAAGGGTATGCGCGTGGGCGACCTCGTGACCCTGCGCCAGTGGACCTCGTTCACTGACCAGTATACCCGCACCGGCCCGGTTCTGGCTGCACAGTTGATGGTGGTTGCTTCTATCGCCGCCGACGGCTCTGCAGACCTGACTGACGGCACTGCAATCAGCGTCACTGACACTGACTAAGATACTTGGCGGGGGCTTCGGCTCCCGCTTTGCCCACCTTTATTTAGTTTAGGGAACCGAAGAAATGACCGAACAAGCCAAAAAGCATATCCGCAAACTTGGCGGCGGACGCTCCGAACCAGCAGATTACAAGATTGCCCGCATGGCGCTGTGGCCGGAAGCAGGAACCACCCTCAAAGAAATCATGCATCCCCAGTATTTCGCGAACTATCTCAACTCTTTTCGCGAAGGCATGGAACTTAGCATTCTGTCGGACTGTAAAGAACTTGATGTTCGCCTGCGCGTCTTGGCATTTGACAATTTCCAAGCTCACATTCGGATTCTAAACGTGTATGCTGCGCCGGATGCTGATGAGTACTTTGATGAGCTGGAAGAAGGCAGCGGCCCGACCAATGAGATTGGCGAGGATGGGCTTCCCGAAGGTCTTGAAGTGACTTGGGGTGGCGCTCACAAGTGGCGCGTTGTCAATAAGGCGTCGAAAGAAGTCATGGAATACGGCTTTACGTCCAAAGCTATGGCTGAAGAACGCGCCAAAGAACTAGCACTCTAAGCAGCGCAGACCAATGAGATGAGCGGGAAGGGTGTCTGTATCCTTTCCGCTTAACATGTTAACTGATTGCGTGTATACTACTGGAAACAAACGTCCGAGGTTCACGCATGGCAACTCGCCTTTCAGTATATAACGACGCTTTGAGGCTCATTGGATCACAGCCAATTGCAGCCCTCACTGACAACATTCCGCAAGTACAGGCTTTGAATGAATCCTTCACCGATGTGGTGTTGGATGCGCTTTCATTGACGCCGTGGAACTTTGCAATCAAGACCGTTCAAATCAACGCTGACCCTGCAGCAACACCCGCCATTGGGTATCAGTTCGCATTCCAAAAGCCTGACGACTGGATCGCTACTATTGCGGCGTCTGAGTATCCTGATATCCGGGACGCTTATGTCTATGAGTTTGAGGATCTGTTTAAGGACAGCGCAGGTCTTCTGCACTCTGACACTGATACGCTCTATCTCGAATACATCTCCACTGACTTTGCGGAAGAGGCGGGGATTGCAGCATGGTCGCACCTGTTCGCCCGATACATCAGCGCAGCGCTTGCTTTGGATATTGTCCAGCGGCTCAACCAGTCATCCACTGACAGGGATAAGATTGAGAGAGAAGCCCGGATGCGCCTAGCCAAGGCTAAGAGCCGTGATGCGCGTGATGAGAAAGAGGCACGGGTTCGCAGCGGCAGTTGGAACCGGGCACAGCGTGGGTTTGGCGTCCGTCAGAATCGTCAACGGACAGCTCTTGGCGGATCTATTAGCACACGTCAGGGCCGGATCTAATGGGGCAGCACTTCACTGTATCAGAAGCAACAGATCGGGACATGTTCCAGTTCTACGGCGCTCGCCTGCAAAACCCTTGGGAGGGGCTGGTTGCAAAGATTGGCAATCAGATTGTTGGCATGGGCGGCGTTTATGCAAATGAGGCTGGTGAAGTTGTCGCGTTTCTGGATCTGCGCAAATGGGCACGTAAACCCTCTGTTTACAAATACGCCTTTCGGCTAATCAATGAGATGAAATCTCGCGGATGTGATGAAGTGGTGACAAGCTGCGACAAACGCATTCCACGTGCAAGTGAGTTCCTGTCCCGTCTTGGGTTCAAGCCAACGGACAGGGAAGAAGCAGGGCGGCAGGTCTGGATCTGGCGAGCAGAAAAACACGGAGAAAAACAATGACAGGTCTAGAGGCTATTGCTCTGGGATCGGCGCTCGCAAGTACGGTGGTTAGCACCGCAGGCGCTCTAAGTGCTGGCAAGGCACAGCAGCAACAGGCTGAAGCTGAGGCCCGTGAAATTGAGGCACAGTCCCAGCGCAGGGCGCTTGAGCGACGTAAAGAGGGGGCGCTTCTGGAGTCCCGACAAAGGGCTATTGCGGCGGCGCAAGGTGGCGCGGCAGACCCATCTGTTGTAAGGTTGTTCGGTGAAACCGCAGCAGAGACAGAGCGAGCGGCGGCTACTGAGTTGTCGGCTGGGCGTGGAGCAGCGCAGGGCGCAAGGTATAGAGGCCAAGTGGCTAGAAAGCAGGGCAAGGTTAGTGCGTTTGGGTCTTTACTTGGTGGTATCGGAGAGATCGCGGGCAGTGCAGGCGCTAAGTCTGCATTTCAGAGATTTGGAGGAAGTGGCGGTGGCGGGGCAACAGCGCCTAGCGGCCCTTACAGGTATGGAGGCTAACTAGATGGCTCGAATTCCTACAGCACAAGAAACAATTCGCCAGCCTGCACCAGCAAGCCCCGGCTCTCAGTTCCGTGGCGGCGTGGTTGACGCATCGCCTATCGCACGTGGTCTTGCTTCCATTAGTCAGGGGGCGGAACGTATTTCTGCCCAGATCAAGCAAGAAGAAGATGAGGCCAAGAAGTTCAAGACAGCGGCTGACTTTGAGCGCTTCAAAGGTGAGCAGCTTCGCCAACTGACCCAAGCCAGTAGGGATGCAGAGCCTGGAGCATTTGGCCTGACTGAAAACGCGCTTAAAACCTTCAAGCAGAACGCGGACAATTTCTTTAACGAACTTCCAGAGGAACAAAAGGCGCAGTACAATGCCAAGCTGATTGGGTTTGAGAACCAATTCCTTGGCGCGGCTGACGACGTTGAGTACAAAGCCCGGACCACGTTTTATCGCGATGAAATCGGGTCTCAGGCGGAGAACCTGCGCACCCGGATCATTGACGGGGATATATCCTTTGATGAGGCACTGGCAACTGGACGTTCCTTGATTGCTGAATCTGGCTTGTCCCGTCAAGAGAAACGTCAGCTTGAACGCGGATGGCGTAAGGATGCAGCGGCGGCCCTGTGGCGGAATGAGTTTAACAATAACCCGCTGAATGCTGTGCTTGCCCTTGGTGGCGGTACAGAGCAACAGCGCATTGATGCACAACGTGGCACTCTGTTCTCTGCTATGGAAAAGCAAGAGAGCGGGGGCAATCCGTTGGCTATTTCCCCCAAGGGCGCAGCAGGAATTATGCAAGTCATACCTGCCACTGGTGCTGACATTGCTAAAGAGATCGGAGACGCGAACTATCCGACAAACGGGTCAATCTCCGAACAGCAAGCCTATCTGCAAGATCCTGAGATTGGTCGCCAGTACGGCCAATACTACATGAATAAGCAACTCGATGCGTTTGATGGAGATATTGAGGCCGCTCTGATTGCGTATAATGCAGGCCCAGCCAATGCTAAAAAATGGCTTGAAGCTGGACGCGATTATTCTGTCTTGCCTAAGCGTTCCGAGACTGAGCCATATGTGCGCAATATCCTTGGCGGGATTTCTGGCACAACCGCTGTCAACCAGTACAAGTTTGGCGAGGCGATGGTTGGCCCGCAAGATATGGAATCTCAGTTCTACAATTGGGCTGACTTCCGCAATGACCGCTTTCAGGATGCGAAGGTTGACCAAGCTGCAGTTAACGTGCTGGATGATGTGACCGCTGCATTTGGCAAGGGCGCACTGAGGATCACCAGTGGCTTCCGCAGTCAGGACCACAATAACAAAACAAGCTTCTCGACCGATAGCCGCCACACTCACGGCGATGCATTTGATATTGATGTGTCTGGCTACAATGACGCTGAGAAAGAGCAGCTTATCTCCCTGTTCGTTGCATCGGGCGCGCGGGGTGTCGGACACTATGACAACGGCACCATTCACGTTGACTTCCGCAGTAAGGGAGGCAAAGGCCCCGGCGGTCTGGCTCTGTGGTATAATAAAAACCAGCCATACACTGAGGGCGGGAAGTGGTTCTCTGAGGGCATCAACCAAGGTCTTGCAAGCCGTGGCGTTACATTCGCCCGTCAAGGCCCAACTGATGCGCGCTATGATGTGCTGGACTATGACACCCGTCAGACCCTCCTGAAAGAGGGAGAGCGTAAGTACAAAGAGCAAGTTGCGATTGACCGTGGCATTCTGGCTGAGAACATCACAGAGACGGTTGCGTTCTATGCTGCTACTGGCGAGGGACTGGAAAATCAGACAGAGATTGAGCGTCAGATTGCAGACCTGTATCAAACAGATCAAAAGGCAGGCGAGCAACTCCAACGCCAGTTCCGACAGGCGCTAGAGGATGCAGAGCTAACCAATAGGGTTCGGACGCAAACGCCAGATGAGATTGAATCTACGGTCACTCAACTAGCAGAGGCTGTGCAGCGTCCCGGCAATACCGTCAGGGATCAGCAGAAATATGCGAACTATGTAGGGGCCGTGAACGCTCGCAATGAAGCGCTGCGCGAAGATGCGGCTGGATACATCCAGAGGACCAACCAAGATCTTGAGGGGTTGTATTCCCGCGTGGCTGGGGCGATAAGCCCGCAAGAGGCTATTGCGGCTGCAAGCGCATATACTCAGCGCCAGAATGAGATCTATGACAGTATCGGAGTTCGTGGCCCGTTGCGCAAAGTGTTGCCCGCTGGCGTTGCGACACAGATTGTTGGATCACTTGAAGAAGGTGAGCAGGATGTTACGGCTCAACAGCTTCAATCCTTGCTTGCCCCGTGGGGTAATCGTCGTGGGCAAGTAATCCAAGACCTTGAGCGAGCGGGCCTTGACCCAGAATACACCGTGGCACTGCGCCATGCTGACAATCCAGCCCTAGCGACCGAGATCCTTGGACTGCGCGGGGAAAAGCTTTCTGACCTCAAGAAGTCTGTTCCGACTATCTCCTATACAGAGATGAATGAGGCAATCTTTGATGAAGCGCAGGAATACCGCCAAGTGTTCGAGATTGGCGACTTGTCAGGTCAGGCCGCTCAGACTTTCAACAGGAATTTTGATGTCGCACAACGCCTAGCCATGACATACATTCGACGTGGCGAGGACGCTAGCGCCGCATCAGCACGTGCGTTTGAACAGATCTTCCCCGAAGTCGTGGTTGATGAGCCGAATGTAAAGGTGATTGTTCCCAATGAGTTCACGGAAACGCAAGTGTCACTTGGCTTAGAAGCGGCAACAGCAGAGCAAGCCTTGCGAGACTTTGACCCTGCTCCTCTGGATGATCCAAGACTTCCTGAATTTGCAGACCTTGAAGTGTTTATCCAGGCTGCAAAAGATGGTATCTGGTTAAATAATTCAACTGGTGACGGTGCTGTTCTCAATATTGAAGTTGGTGGCTTTTTCTTGCCTGTCACAAACAAAGACGGCGATGAATACGAGGTCTTGTTTGGCGACATCACCGATGTTCGCACTGAAGCGCCAGCAGCATTTGAGCAATACGGCGGCGGGGCTGTCAGGGATTCGCGGGCCGCAACGCGACCAGCCACATCAGGTGGATTCTTTAGCGGCCTATTTGGGGGATAATACATGGCAGAACCACTAAACAGGCCACTTGCAAATCACCGGCTTTTGCGTGAAGTCAGTGGCCCAGACCTTACTGTCTCACTAGGCACAGGTCTGCGGGCAGTCTATGAAACCCCAACCATGGGCGAGCTTGCGGCTAAAAGCTGGGAGCTTGGCAATACTACTGACGCATTCACTGAGGAAGAAAAGAACCGCGTCAGGGAAGCTGAATTTGAGCGGCAACGTCGCATTCGTGCGCTTGAAGCAAATGTTGAATTTCTGCAAGACGGCCAGGAGCGCGATGACGCACTGGCTGAGATCCAAGCGCTGCAAAGTGAAAAGCAAACACAAATCAACGCGCTCACACAAGATGCGATTGAGCAAGGCAGGCTGCAACCACCTGAAGCGCTAACTGAGGAATACGGGGAGCTTGGCCTGACGTTTGATCGTCCAATGACGAATGAACAGGCACGCATTCTTGC